AGAACACATGAAAGACTTTCTTGTTAGGATACACTACAATTTCTGTTATTGCACATGCTTTTTCATTTGCCCATAATTGCATTGTTCCTGCTATAACTCCATCAACTATATCTTTGAAATCATGTGTATTGCCACCTTTATCTAAAGCAGACTCTATCCACTTACGACATCTGACTAATTCATCTAGCATTTTTGTCATGTCGTTACTTCCATAATTGTTATTGTAGCACTAGGTATATCTGGCGCAAATGATAATCCAGTAAGAGGATGTATATCTAAGTCTGTATCACTTGTCGCCCACATTGCTTGTATGTAACTTCCTGCTGTTATTGTAAACAAACCTGCTCTTGTTACTACTTTACGATTGTTGTTATTATCTAAAGTGTGCATCATTGTAGAACCATCTATATCTACGCCATCTATTCTTGGGAAAAAATAAATGTTCTTACTACTAGCGTTCTCACTATGTATAGTTGCTGAGAATACAATGTGATATGTACCGCTTTTTGAAAAATTTAATTTAGTAGCGTCTGTGCCATCAATAGATATATTATTACTATAAGCAGTATTATTCCAACTAATTCCATACGCAGTATCAGCACTCGTAGCAGTTTGATTAGTAGTATCATAGAACATAGCGTAACTACCTTGATTAGTACCACCACCTTCTGATAGAGGATGCCATGCACCATCATAAGATACAATGACTTTATCATCGCTTCTTCTCCACATTAATACGCCATCTTGATATGCAGAATCGCCAGATGTAAAGTTTGATAATTTATCTCTAGTAGTGATTAACCATTTATTAAGTGTTTCGCCCCATGTTTTCCAACGCTCACCTAAAGGTGGTGGTGGTAATGCACTCATCTACGCCCACCTGCTTTTGCTTCAATACGCATTGTTCCTACTCGCCAATCGTTATTACCATTACCTTCAATACGCATTCTTACTTGTCTGCCAGTAAAACGAGTTGATACTGGACTACCCATCACTAATAACCCATGGTCGGTTTCTGTATCGTTTGGATAAAAGCGTGTTTTAAATTTAACTTTGACTTCACCTTGAGTTGCTTCATCAGGTATTAATTGGGTTACTTTCATTATTTGGTCACCATTACCTAGTGAGATTGGTGCTGATTCAACAAATGGTGTCAATGAACCATGTGTGTTACCTTTTTCATGATTGTATATATCATTACTGTCATCAATCCATATAGGATATTGAAATACACCACTATCAATACCAGTAGTTCTATTTAATTCGCCAATTTCCCAATGATTTTCTTTATAGTCAAATGCAACATATTTATTAACTTCATTTGATGAGTTTGAAGGATAAAACCACCATACTTCACCATACGCTGAGTTATGAACAGCAAATGATTTAGTTATCTGGTCTTGATTAATATCTTCAAATACATAATCTGATACTTCACATGCTAATTCTTTTGCTACTGAACCATCAAACATAAAAAATGCTTTTTTACCCATCCAAAACGCACCCTCATCAATAGCGACTGCTGACTTACGAGAAGCAACGCCACATGCTGTTCCGACTCTTTCAAAACCATAAACAAATGGTGCGCCTTGATAAGTAGAAATATGTGCATCATTATCAGTCAAAATAAGTGAACGCCCTCTCATCCTTACACCACACATAATAGAACCGCTTGTTTGCAATTCAAAATCACCTGCTTGATTAGTTGCATCTGGTGTCCATAATGTATTATCTTCTTGTTCACACCATTGCACTTTACGAGGATTGCCACCTGCACCTAAAGCAAATACAAATCTTTCTTCTGTAACAAACATTCCTACATTGTTAGTTGGTGCGTTTGTTAATGCTGTCGGTAAAACTGCTGTATCTAACTGCCATTCATATATCTTGCCATCACTTGTTGAACAAGCAAGTAAATATTCACCCCAGTTATCTAATGACCATGTATCTGCTTCATCATAAACACCAGAAGCAGGTCTTGACTTACCATATAAACCAGTTCCATAATATGTGCCACCATAACCAGTATTTTGAGTCGCACTAGCATCACCAGTTGTAAAACCAGTTGGTGTTATATCGTATGTAACTCCACCTGCTGATTGATAAAATAATTTTGTGTTTGTTCCTATTGCTATTCTTGAATTTTGCGTATTATCAATCCAACCTAACATACCTCTAGCAGACCCAGTAATACTTGTTCCACTTACTGTTCTTTGTTCCCAACCGCCTATAGGTCTTAATGATTGATTGTGCCATCTGACTAGATTTGCATCACGCCAACGACCTGACTGCTCAAAGTCTGTGCCGTTTCTAAATATCCCTGCGGGTAATTTTAAAGGTATTAAACTCATGCGACTAATTTCTCCCAAGTTGTAGAAGTTTCGCTTATTGTAGTCCAAGTATCAGTAGAGCGTGAAATAACTTCCCACTTTTCTCTACCAACAAATGAATTACTTGCTGTGACAGATACTAATGCACCACTATTATGAACTCTATTACAAGTTGCAGTTACTGTTGCTGTTGCATCTACATCATTTGGATTACCTCTTACAGTAAATTTAGCACTACAAGATGTTGTTATTGTTGCACTAGCAGTAAATAATGCTTCTCTTACTCTTTCTATAACAACTGGGTTTACAGTTGCACTTGAAGTGGTTATTGATGTTGCTTTAAATGTTGCTCTACCTACTGCTGATGTAGAACCAGTTACTGAAACAGCACTACCAGATTCTCTTACTCTTGTTACATTTGCACCACTTGTTACTGTGGTTACAGATGATATTGTTGCATCACCTTTAGCAGTTATTTGCCCAACTGTTGCTGTGCTACCAGTAACTGATACTGTTGCACCACTTTCTCTAACCCTAACACCATCTGATGATATGGTAGAAGTTGAAGTTGTTATAGACGAAGCACCTGCTGTGTAGACACCAACTGTAGTCGTAACTGTTGTAGTTGATACAGTAGCATCTGATTCTCTTACTCTTTGTCCACTAAATGAGGTGGTTGCAGTAGGCAATACTGTAGCAGAACCACCTACTGTAAACCTTCCAGTCGCTGTAACTGTTACGAATGATGAAGGGGTTGCATCACTTTCTCGTATTCTCGTTGCTTGTATTGTAGCAACGGCAGTTGCAGTTCCAGTTGCTGAACCAACAATACTTATCTGTGCATTTGCACTAAATGTAGCATTACTGGATACAGTTGCTGAACCATATCTTGCTCTTTCGACTGAAATAGAAACGGAAGCACTAACACTTGCCGTTGCTTTTGAGTTTGCTATCCTACTTGAGGAAGCACTTGTTGTTGATGCTACACTAACTGTAGCACTTGAATTTCTTATTACTGAACCATTTGCAGTTGAATTAACTGAAGTGGTTGATGTTCCATTTACTAATGCAGAACCTTCTGGTACTCGTCTTGCACTACAACTTGTAGTTGAGGTCGCAGAAATACTAGCACTTGACTCAACAATTGCACCTGCTTGAGAAGAATATGGTGCTTCTGAATAAGTGCTATATGCAAACATTTATTTACTGCTGTGCACCTGAGTTAAATACTCGCACATTTGTTCCGTCTGAAATATAACCTAGAACATAAGTACCTGCTGTTGTGATTGTAGTTAGCATATTTTCACCCATTACTTTAGTTGTTGATGCCGCACTAACTGTATAACCACCAGTATTTTTTAACACAATCGTTCCAGACTGACCATCAGGAATGTTTGTAAATGTTAAAGTGAAGTTACCAGTAGGTGTGCAAGTAAAATTTTGACCTGCTGATAAATTAAATGACCCATCATTATCTACTACATCTGCACTTCTTTGTGGACTACTCCAGTTATATGAACTTGCAATATTATCACTTGTTCCAACTTCACCTAAAGAAGTCACATCTGAACCAGAATATATTGACTTTACTAATTTAACATCTGCCATTATGAGACTCCTATATTATCTTGTGTTCCATTTTCTTTATAGAAAGGAAAAGAACCATTTGTAATTGCTATTGTATCTGATGTTCCATCTTCTTTGTAGAATGGAAAAGTTGTGCCTATTGCTCCTGCAACTGCAGTATCTACATAACCTTTACTAGCGGCGTCAGTACTTGCCGATACTGTGTCAATACCTTGAATGCGACCAGTTCCGCCTAGGGTGATGTCACCGCCTGATACTACAAAATCACCGCCATTTTTAAATTCAAAAATAGAAGTTTCTGAATCGCTATAAAAAACTAATTTGTTTTCTGCTCCTGACCCAGTTCCGTCATATCCAATCGACATACCAAAACCATCAGCATTCTCATAAAATGAAATACCATTTGTATCGCCCGTGGCATTGCTCCCGACAAGAAAGTTAAGTTTATTGTTATCTGTAGAGGCACTTTGAGTAAAAGAATTACCTATTGAAATTGACGCGGTGTTCAATAGAGCACCAGTCATGGTATCAGCAGTATCACTTCTTAAGAACGAAGATGAATTAACTCCATCTAATGTGTCTGCATCTAAACCTGAACCACTACCATCTACTGTTTTAATCTTAGTTAATACATCTGATGCTGTGTAAGATGATGATGCTAATTTTGAATCTAGTGCTGTTTGTAACCCATCTACATTACTAATTACATGGTTGTGGGAGTCATCTGCCACAGTTACATTTATAGATGTTGTACCACTACCTGAAACATCTCCAGATAATGTAATCGTTTCGTTCCCTTGTAAATATCTAGCATCAGATTCTGTTTCTGTGTAATAACGACCATCGTGTGTATGACTATCGTTTGCTACAGTAACATTTATTGCTGTTGTTCCACTTCCACTTGCATCACCAGAAAGTGTGATAGTTTGGTTACCAGTTATGTATCCACTATCGTTTGTTAATTCACTTACTGCTGTTGGTAGGTCATCAGTAAACACCGCTTTTTCAGCAGGGTATGTAGCGAATACTAATTTCTCGCCACTTGCAAAGTTTACTTTTGAACCTGAATTACTTGACTCTAATACTGTTGTTCTGGATAGTGTTGTGCCTGAAGAAGTATAAGTACCTAGACCAACTTCCCATGTATTGTTTGCACTATCAACAATGGCATAGTAGACAGTATTTCCATTTCCAATAACAGAAAATGATTGAAAACCATCTACCGCACCTGCTAATGTTAGTGTGCCCGTGCCAGTAGTATTAGTGGTCTCTTTGACTCTATCTTTAACTACTAATGCCATAATTGACTCCTATTAGTCTAGTGTAATGTCTAAATCACCTGCAGGAACTCTAAATACATCACCAGTTTCAATAGTTTTGTCTGATGAAAGACCTGCATACGCTAATTGATTACCACCAGTTGAAGCATCCATAACTGCTACAGCGATTACTGTTCCATAGTTTGCTGTTGCTGTTGGAAACTCGACATCTGCTGAATTAGATGCTGTGTTGCCAGATACAGTAAATGCTACTGATTGTCTTGCATAAGCACCACCAGATACCTCAGTACCACCACCAGAATCTGTGTTGTCAGTTGTAAATAGTGCTAGATACAATGTAGAAGGTGCGGTATACGCATTACCACCAAATACATGGTCTAGAATTTCTGTTTCTAAATAGTTTGAAAAACTCATCCCATTCCCCTTATTTTAAGTGTTAAACCCGACCCACTCATACGAGCATCATCGGACATAATATTGAGTCT